ACTTTGATCGTGGTATCCCACTAGGCAAAGTAACTGTGTTTGCAGGTGAAAGTGGTGCAGGTAAATCATTTATCTGTTCAGGTAATCTAGTCAAGAACGCACAAGCACAGGGCATCTATCCTATCTTGATCGATACAGAAAATGCACTTGACGAAAGCTGGTTACACGCACTAGGCGTTGATACCGGTGAAGACAAACTTCTTAAACTTAATATGGCAATGATCGACGATGTTGCTAAAACCATTCACGAGTTTATGAAAGAATACAAAGAAATGAGCGAGCGTCCTAAGGTATTGTTCGTCATTGACAGCCTTGGAATGTTGTTGACTCCAACTGATATCAACCAGTTCGAAGCAGGCGATTTGAAAGGCGACATGGGTCGTAAGCCTAAGGCATTGACAGCACTTGTTCGTAATTGTGTTAATATGTTTGGTAGTTATAATGTTGGCATGGTATGTACTAATCACACATATGCTAGTCAAGATATGTTCGATCCCGACGATAAAATCTCAGGTGGACAAGGTTTCGTTTACGCAAGTTCTATCGTAGTTGCCATGAAGAAGCTGAAGTTGAAAGAAGATGAAGATGGCAACAAGGTATCAGATGTCATGGGTATTCGTGCTAGTTGTAAGATCATGAAGACTCGCTATAGCAAGCCGTTTGAGACTGTGCAGATTAAGATTCCGTATGAAACAGGTATGAATCCGTACAGTGGTATGGTCGAAATGCTTGAAAAGCAAGGTGTTCTTGTACAGCAAGGTAACAGGCTCAAGTATGTTGATCCTACTACCGGCGAAGAATTCTTATTCTACCGAAAAGAATGGAAAGATGATAAATTAGATATGATAATGAAAAATTATCACAGCAAACCTTTAACAACTACCATTCTAGAGGAGACAGAAGAGAATGTTGAATGAAACCCAAATCGCTGATGTATGGATCTTGTTTAGCGAATTCCTAGACAAGAAGCAAGTAGACCTTGCGGCAGAAAGATACATCGACTTGTTAGCAGATTATGGTGTGACGGATAGGATCCTAGAAAACGCAATGGGGAATGACGATATCTTAGATCGTGCCATTGAATATTATCTAGACGATCCTGATTCAAAAGATGATGACGACTACGAAGAGTTAGAATAATACATGTGGTATTCTAAGATAAGCAAAGACATTTCATACATTCCGGATGCTGTGGCATATTTCGACGGCGAATTACAAGCCGCAAGGAAAGACACACATATTTCCGGAAATATAGAGAAGGCAGCGGCAGGAATGCCGGGCATAGTTGAACATAGATTTAGCCAACTTCAAGAAATTGAAGCTATCTTAGAATATCTTAACATCGAATTACGAAGACTAAAGAGTCAGCATTTCCGTAAATATCTCGAAAGTTACCAACGAGCTTTATCTTCTAGGGATTGTGAAAAATTCGTAGAAGGTGAAGCAGATGTGGTAGATTTTGAAAAAATTATCAATGAATTTGCCTTGCTTAGAAATAAATGGCTAGGTATCACCAAAGCCCTGGATATAAAACAGTGGCAACTGTCTAATGTCATTAAACTCCGTACCGCTGGTATGGAAGATGCTACATTATAATAAATCAATCTGCTCAAAAGGTGTCTTATCACCTTTAAATAATAATAGAGGTTGACTTTATTTGTCTAGTAGTATAAAATAATATAATGATAACAGTAGACAATTTCCTAACACAACTTAATCAGCATGGTTTAGAAAATTTCGAAGGTCACGTTAGTAGGCGAGATCTGAAAGTTTTACGCAGTCTTGCGACCAGCATATGTTTACCTAGTTTTATCACAGAAAACCAAGCTAGGCTACTGCATAAGATTTTAGAAAACAATCTACATGCTTTTAGCCAGGTAGATTCCGAACTCGAGGAAATTTTAATCTTAAACTCTTGGTCAAAAGAATTTAGGATAGTAGAGCAAATCAGAAAAATCTATCTCAGTAAAGCCGAACCCATGATTGTGGTAGAATTTACCCATAATATGGCAATACGCAAGGCTTTACAGAATAGTAAGCATGAAAATTTCGAGTATGTTTCTTATATCAAGTCGCCTGATGGTAAGAAAACTGCTTTTGCTCTGACCGAAAAGAATATTCTCGGCCTTGTTGAAACACTAAAACCTTACAAATTTGATATCGACGAAAAAATCCTGAATTTTTACGAAATTATCAAAAATTTCCAGATTTCTAAGATCAAGGAAGATTTTACATTTGGAGAAAATATGATATCTCCGCTGAAAAATGCTCTTGAACAGGAGCTTGGTCTGTTGGAAAATGTTTCTGAAGAAAAAATTCAGGACCGTAAAATACGCTATCAGTATTTTTTGAAAAAAACCGAAAAAATACCAAAAAATCCGGAAAATTTGAAGGAAACCATAATTTTTAGATCTCAGCCTAAAGTGTGGATCGACAGCAAAAAGTATTCTCTCTCAGAAGTTTTTGCAGAATTGAAAAATCTCGATCGATTACCAGCCCTGGTGGTTTTTGATTCATGGAACGATGATGCATGTGTTAAAAATATCGAGATTTTTTCAGAAAGTTTGGAAAAAAATGGAATTTCTGAGAATGTAGGAATTTACTTTCGTCTGGAAAATAATGAGCATGGCAAGATTTTTAATGAATTTATAAAAATAAAAAATTATAATTCACAACTAAACGATCATACATCCATAGCAGGCGTACAAACCGGAAAATTACCGAAATTTTTCCTAAAAGATTGCAATTGGTCACCGAAAAGTGTTATTGTATTAGGAACTAATCTCAGACACAGTAAGACAGCAGTATATGCCAATCGATGTGATCTTATACTGTCATACGCTGAGAAGGATAGCATAATAGAGAACACATATAATCCATGGCGCAAGTAAGACTGATCATAAAAGACGAGGTCAATATCAAGCTAGAAGGGCTTGATATTGAGGCTCGACGCAAATTAGCAAATACATTCAAATATTTTGCTCCTTATGCTCGCTATCATCCTGCATACAAGCTAGGACGGTGGGATGGCACTGTAAGTCTTTTTGGTCTCGGTGGAAATGGCTACCTAAATCAGCTGGAAAAAATACTAGAAATTCTTAATGGAATGGGTATAGATATCGACAGCATTGATGATCAACGGCACACTCATAATCTAGCATTCACCGAAGTCACTGAGACATATTGGGCCGATCAAGGTAAGGTCTGGCCTAAAGGTCACCAACAAGAAGGACAGCCTATCATGTTGCGTGACTATCAGGTAGAGGCAGTTAACATCTTCTTGCAAAATCCACAAAGTTTGCAAGAAATTGCCACTGGTGCAGGCAAGACAATTACTACAGCAACACTGAGTCATCTGTCGGAAAAGATTGGCAGAAGTATTATCATTGTTCCTAATAAGTCATTAGTTGAACAAACTGAGGAAGACTTTGTCAACGTAGGATTAGATGTGGGTGTATACTACGGAGATCGCAAAGATCTCGGAAAAACCCATACGATTTGCACTTGGCAAAGTCTTAATATTTTAGACAAAAAGTCAAAAAATCACGAGCAAGACATACTAACTCTTGCAGAATTTTTAGATGGCGTTAAGACTGTTATTGTAGATGAAGTACACATGGCTAAAGCAGATGTACTGAAAAATCTATTAACACAGAACGTATGTAATGCTCCAATACGTTGGGGATTGACTGGTACTGTGCCTAAAGAAGCACACGAAGCAGAAAGCATTTTTGCCAGCATTGGCCCAGTAGTTGGGCGGTTGTCAGCAAAGGAATTACAAGACAAAGGCGTTTTAAGTAATTGCCATGTCAACATTGTACAGCTGATAGATCTTCCAGAATTTAGCAGTTATGCAGAAGAATTAAAGTATCTTGTCACGGAAGAAGACAGGATGATATACATCTCAAAATTAATAAAATCAATATCTCAAACAGGCAACACACTGGTTCTCGTCAACAGGATCGACTCAGGCAAATTCTTAATCAATGAACTACCAGACGCAGTCTTTATATCCGGTGCAGTTAAAACCAAAGATCGAAAAGAAGAATACGATGAAATTAAAACTAGCGATAACAAGATTATTGTGGCCACTTTTGGCGTGGCCGCTGTCGGAATTAATATTCCTCGCATTTTTAATTTGGTTCTATTAGAACCAGGCAAGAGTTTTGTCAGAGTAATACAATCGATTGGACGTGGTATCCGCAAAGCCGAAGATAAAGATTTCGTTCAGATCTGGGATATAACCAGTACCTGTAAGTATGCAAAAAGGCATCTTACAGAAAGAAAGAAATTTTATAAAGAGGCCAAGTATCCGTTTACTATAGAAAAGACGGATTGGTCCAAATAGGAACAATCATGCAGATATTAACGTTAGAGAACAAGACATTTTTATTGGATAACTTACCAGAAGAAGTAGACGAAGATTGTAGATTTGCTGTGTTAGATAACAGTGATCCAAAAGATCCTGACTTTTTCTTCATGCCATTAATCTTCTTAGAAAGTTTTAACAGTCCGGCAATGGTATTAAAGATAGGTAATGATCAGATCACCATGCCTATCGATTGGCATATAGCAGTAGGCGATAGCCAAAGTGGATGTGATGTCGAAATATTACCATTAACCAGCTTGAATGACAGAGGTTTTGATGCACTATGCTTCAACCCATTAAGCAGTTTTAGAGTAGAATTTAGGAAAATAGAAATTGTAAATTTTTATAATGATGTTAAATGGTATTTTCCTAAGATGAAAAATAATCAACTGTTAGCAACTCCATTATCTTATGGAGACAAACCAGATTGTGTCTATTTTGTCAAAGAAATCTCAAGGCAAAGCGAAACAATCGATTTGAGCAAGATATTATAAGGACAACACATGGCATTAAGAGTAGCTTATTTTCAACCTATCATCTTAGCAATAGATGATGTACCTCCTGTGGAATTTAGCAAGATCTATGCACTTGCAGAAAACTTGCATGCCCATCCAGAACTGAATGATCAAGGCAATCCACAGCTCAGTGCAAGAGGCGGACAACAGATACAGGTATATCCTAATAAATTAGGACTAGATGTATCATGGCTCGTCGACACGTTGGAAAAATTGTGCCAAGGGTATTTAGAACTAGTGACAGGACAAAGTGGCGGTGAAGAATTAAGATTCGTCAAGCCTGTAGTTACTAGCATATGGACTATACGACAGGGCCCTGGCGATTATCAAGAAATGCACACACATCCTGGTGGAAATCTCAGCGGTAACATCTATATCAGTGCTCCAGAATTGGATGAAAATAGCGCACCTAGCGACAGCAAGATATTGTTTAGGTTACCACATACTAAAGACGTAACAAAATTTATTATGAACGATACATGGAGATATCCTCCCACTCCGGGCACTGTTATACTATTTCCTAGCTATCTTCCACATACCGTGTATCCTTGGAAGGGACAAGGATCACGAACTGTTATGGCATTTGATGCCAAGTTAGTTCCAAAGGAATGATACATGGGAACTCTCAAACCCGGAGCAACATACATCTATGAGAAAGCAGACGGTGTGACATACGCTCGCGAATTTGGTAAGACAGAAAGAACAGCAATTGGTTGGGATTATGATGTTGGGCAATTGGCCATCGAAGAGATGTGGAAGGA